CACTCTCTCTCTCTCTGGGGGACCGCGACCGCCGGAACCGCTGGTCGAGCCGACCGGGGAACCGCCTGGTGCCTGCCGCCGCCACACGCTCCTCCTCCCTGCGGTCGTCGTCGCTCCCGCACCGCACCGCACCGCCCCGCCGTCGTCGCTCCTACTACTCCTTCTACTACTACATGGTCCGACCGTCGGACCGAGCAGTACGACCCGCTGGCAGGCCACACAAGCCCAGACACGCCCGAATCCCCTTCTGACCTTTATTACAGTACCCCCCCGGGTTTAAGACCCCCCGGGGTGTTTTCGTGCGGTCCGACCGGGGTAGCCGCCGAAACCGCACGACGGTAGGCGGATACGGCGCTACCCCTTTATCACCCCCCTACGTCAGACGCCTGGCGTACGGACCGAAACCGCAGGACGGCAGGGCCGTTGCTGTGAGAGGCGCTGTGCGGCCCGCTGTGCCGTTCCCGCTCCGGGAGGATGCAGACCCTTCACCGACCCGCTCGAACGGACGGGGTGAGGCGGCGGACAGCCGAGCGACCCGGCGCTGCGACGGCGAGAGCCTGGCCGACGCCCTCACGACCGAGTGGCCCGCCGTCGCTGACGACTGACCCGGCGAACCGGCCTAATTAATTGGTCAGAACTTATCTTTATCACGGACCGTCGCCCAGGTCTGGGTAGCCGAGGAGCGCGGACCTCCCGGCTACATGGACCGATGGCAAACGCCACTTTCGCAGGCCCTTCCCCTGGGGCCTTCCGACAGACGTACCGCCGAGAAACCACTGCTGCCGACGAGGAGGGCCGGTAATGCCGTCCGTCACCCGCCTCACCGAGAGCGACGACTGCGCCGAGGGCTTCGCCGTCGAGACGGAGTCCGGCGGCACCACGTACCGCTACGAGTTCGAGGTGGTCGAGGAGCGCGACCCCGACGCCGAGGACGAGGAGGACCGGATGGGAACCGTGCTGTTCACGGCCCGCTTCGAGGACGGCACCCCCACCGACATAAGCCTGACCGGGACGGCCCGGGAGGCCATGAACGAGTACGGCTTCACGGTGGACCAATGACGGTCGAACCCGACGACGAGGACGCCCACACCGACCCAGTCGGCACCATGACCGACCGCCTGGAGGAGTACCTGGACGTGCTGGAGGAGGAGCGCGAGGTGGTCGAGGAGGTGCTGGCCGACCTCGAAGACGCTCCCGACGAGGAGAGCCTGACCCGCGAGGAGTACCGCCGAGTCTTCCCCCGGTTGATGCCGACCGAGGAGTGGGGTGGGTTCGGTGCCTGACGACGACGGCCTGTTCACCGGCACCGACGACGCCGACCGCCCCGGGCCACCGCCGGGCCAGACCAGCGACCCGCTCCAGGGGTCGGACCCCGTCGGCCTGAAACCGTGGCTGGACGACCTGACGTATGACGAGGTACACGCCTTCACCGTCGGCTTCGCGCCGATGTGGACCGGACTACTACTGCTCCCGTTCATGCCCCGGGCCGCTACCTCGCTGCTCGCCCTCGCCGCCCTGCTCACGTCGGCGGCAGTGGTCGAGAAGCACCGACCAACGAAGGCGCTCCGCTACATCGTCCGAGAAGTCCACTACTACCTCGGAGGCCAGGCCATCGCCGCGACCCTCGGTATCGGATGGGTCGGCCTGGTGGGCGTCCTGACGCACCTGGGGGGCGCTCTCGCATGACCACCGACCAACTACGGCTCGCCGTGGCCGGGCTGCTGGCCGCCGGGGCCGGGGCCTTCGCCGTCGGGAAGCGCCGGGCCGACCGCCGCCGCCGCGACGACGACGAGGACAGCGACTTCGTGGAGGTGCCCATCCGTGGGTGAGGTGCAGCGGTCCGACGTTCCCGAGGAGGTCCCCGACGAGGCGACCACCGAGCACCCGCCGGACGTTCCCGGGGCCGACCCCGAGGACTACCCCCGGCGCTGGTATCTCTACCGAAACCGGGACGTGTCCGGTATCTCGGGGAAGGGCGTCGTGGCCTACGGCGTCCAATTCCCGGACGGTGTCGTCGCCTATCGTTGGACGACATCGCCCCGGACTACCCAGGTCGCAAAATCCATCCACGACGTGCAGCACATCCACGGCCACGAGGGAAAAACGCTCGTGAGGTGGATTGATGGGTGACGACCACCCGGAGCGACCGACCAACCCGAACGAGGGTATCGACGGCGCGACGTGGGACGCCTACCGGAAGACGACGGCCACCTGGGCCGTGAAGCTCCCCGTGGACGTGACCGTCCGAACGAGCCACGGGCCGGTCGAGGTGGACGGAGGCGACTACCTCTGTATCTCCGCGAACGCCGACCTATACCCGTGCTCCGCCGACACCTTCGAGAAGCAGTACGAACCGAGCGGTCCCCTGGAGGGGTCGGAGTGACCGAGGAGAAGACTATCGGAGAGGTGTACGACGACCGGAACGCCCTGGTTCTCGGCCTGGCCGCGACGGTCCAGCGCCTCCACGACAAGCTCCGAGCGGCGGGCCACGGGGCCGCCCTGGAGTATCGGACCTGCTGGACCCCCGACGGCGGCGACGACGCAGACGCCGGGGAGTGGGCCATCGTGTACTGCTGGCTCCCGACCGGCCAGGTGTCGTGGCACGTCCCGAGGGAGATGGTCGAGGACACCGGGCTGCCTCGGAAACAGGCCGAGTGGGACGGCCACGACCGGGCCGAGAAGAACCGGCGCTCCGGTCGCTCCTGGCCGACTGACTCCTGCTAATAACCTAACACTTTTCCACCAATTGCGGCCCGCGTTCTGGCGATTGTGAAAGTCTCGGAACAGACACAGTATTGATAAAGCACCCCCGTTTACAGGCAGTTGCGTACCAGTCCCTAACTGGTTGCTGTTCGGATACATGGACCGAAGCCTCGATGGACCTAAACCACCGGGGACCCGGACGATGAACGGGGCCGAGTCGCTTGGAATCCGTCGTCGGCCCCGTGAGTTCCTTTGTGCCCGCGATTTATATCCCGCTTTTCATCAATTAATTCCCAGGTAGTCATGCGGAGGGCTTGAAATCCTGGTGAGAACCGACCAATTCCGCCGACCAATAACCGGCACACGTCGGGCGGTTCGGTGGGTCGCACTAATCTAAAAGTCGGGCCAGAGACACCGTCTACACGGCTACATGGACCCGCAGAACTGGTCTGAAATCCCGAGCGACAAACTCGGGGAACTCGACTACGGACTCAAGCACAGTGAGGACGCCGCCGTGGCGGTCGGCTACGTCCACGCAGACCCCGGCTACGTCACCTGGGCGACCGAGGGGAAGCTGCACGAGGGCGGCCCCGAGGCCCGCCTGGACTTCTACGCCGACAAGGAGGACGCCCGGCAGGCCGTCCACGACTACGCCGCCGACCACCCCGACGTGATGAACGCTCGGCAGGCCGTCCGGGGGACCGGGGACGCCGCGAAGGGCGTGGCCGACCCCGACGGGATGGACGAGAATCTGCCCTGGTCGGCCTTCGGCGGCGGACGGCAGGTGAAGAACGCCGTGGAGGACGCTTTCAGCAGCCCCGAGGAGTTGGCCGAGGCGTCGGACGCACACCTGGCGTCGTTCGAGGGCGTCGGGCCGAAGACCATCGAGGACCTGCGGGCCTGGCTGGTCGAGGAGGGGTACGCCGACGGCCCCGACACCGACGACGACGGCTACACGGAGGGCGACATCGACATCTCGGTGGAGCCGTCCGGCCTGGAGTTGGACGACCCGGCGACGGAAATCACCGGAGTTGGTGACTCGTCCAACCTGGCCCGCGACACCGTCGGGGACTTCTGGGACATGGGCTGCCCGTTCCACGAGGTCGCCGGGGCCTGGCAGGAGGAGGCCCTGAAGGACATCCTGGGGGCGTCGTTCTTCATGAACACGCAGCCCGGCCACATCATCCGGCTGTTCGCCGGGTACACCGCCGCCTACGGCTACGACCGGAGCGGCGAGGAGTTGGGGAACTACGCCGAAGCGATGTTCAGTGAGTTCGACTGGGACGACGTGCGGTGGGCCTGGGCGGACCACGGCCTCACGACCGAATTCGGGAAGGTGGCCGCCGCGTCCGAAATCATCGAGGAGCAGGCCGCCGTGGCGACGGGCGACGAGCTACCCCAGTGGGAGTTGGACTTCGACCCCGAGGAGGACACCGGCCTCTCCGGCCTCCACATGGTCGAGGACGCCGACGTGTTCCACGACTCGAACACCGGGGCCGCCGAGGGCGTCCACTACACCGCCGACGTGGACCACGAGAACGACGACGTGTACGTTCCCTTCGAGACGGTCGCTCTCTACTCCCTGCTGTTCCAGGTGGACTACAGCGACCCGCAGAACGCCGAGCACGTCCGGCTGGTCGTGGACACCGGCACGTCCGACGAGGCGAAGCAGCTGAACCTGACCAGCAGCGGGTCGGGCCGGAATAACCGCTACGTGGCCGTCTTCGACCACCCGAACGCCGACCTGCACGGTATCGCGGAAGGGCAGTTGACGGTGAAGCCCCGCGACTTCGACCTGGAGGAGCCGAGCGAGTACCGGGCCTGGGCCGAGGAGGCCGCCCGCCAAATCGAGGAGCGCCGCGAGGCCCACCGCCGGGAGGTGCAGCGCGGCCCTGACGACCTGCGGGACGTGGCCGGAGTCTCGCCGCCTGACGCTCTCGAAGACGCCACCCACACCCTCGGGGAGCCGAACGTGGACCGCGAGGACCCGAACGAGTTGGACCACTTCGACAGCGTCATGGGCGACATCTACGACCCGGTGCCGGACGTGGCCGGGGAGGTCGAGGAGAACGTGCAGGCCGCCGAGGAGGCGGGCGTCCTCGACGGCGACGTGGGCGACCTGGAGGACCCGACCCACTCTACGAACATCGGCGGGAAGACGTACCATTTCCCCGTCCAAATCGGGGACTTCGACATCGTGAAGGCCCAACCCTCGCTCGTCTACGAGAACGGCGGTTCGCTGTCGGTCCACGTCGAGCAGCACCAGGACATAGCCGACTCGTTCAAGTTCCTGCTACACGACGAGGACGAGGGCCTGGAGGCCGTGGAAACAGGGACCGGACGGACCCCGAAGGACTTTTTCGAGTGGTTCGACGGCCTGGAGGCCACCGGGGACGCGGACCCCGTCTACCCGAAGACGGAGGAGTCCAGTATCGCCCGGAAGGAGAAGCCCGAGGACGTGGCCGGATACGAGGTGGTCACGAACGACCCGCAGGGTGGCATGATTGAGTGGGAGGGCAAAGGCGGCGGGACGCCCCCGTCCGGCCTTCTCCAGCAGGACTACAACACCGAGTTACAGCTGATGAACAGCGGCGGGCGCTACAAGCACCGCTGGCTGCTCCGGGTCCACTGGCGGGCCGGGACGGACCACAAGGTCCGAACCATCATGCAGTGGAAGTACGCCGGGACAGACGGCCAGGACGCCGCCCGGAAGGAAAACAAGGAGAAGGGTATCGCCCGGGCCGAGGAGTGGATGCGGGAGAACCCCGCCGAAGGTGCCGACGACGGCGACCAGCCACCCACCGAGCGGGTGGAAGCGTTTGCCGACCGAACGGGCGTGCCAGCCGACGTTTCAGAGCGGATATTCACCGACTTCGGAACGGCTGTCGGGAAGGACTGGGAGCACACCGAGGAGCGGATTTACAAGGCCGCCGACTACGGCAAAGAGCGGGACCGCCTGCTGTCCGTGAAGGGCGTCGGAGAGGCACGACAGAAGCAGATAGCCGAGGCCGACGGCGACGACGACGGGACCGACCTGGAAACGACCGTGGCCGAAATCGAGAACGCCCCACCGGGCGGCTGGACCGAGGAGGACCGAGTGGACGGCGGCGACGACCAGACCGTCTACGACGCCTACACCGAGAAGGACCTGGACCCGGAGAAGGCCCGCGAGCAGATAGGGCGCTACCTGATGGCGACCGTGCCGGAGGACGTGGCCCGTCGCCTGGCCGAGACGTTCGGCAACACGCAGTCCCTCGCCGGGGCCACGCTCGGCCAACTCCGCGACGTGGAGGGAGTTGGTGACGCGGTGGTCCGGGAGTTCTACAAGGCCGTTCCCGACGACGAGAACCTCACCATCGCCCACGGCCAGAAGCGGGCCGACTGGGGGCCGTTCTCGACGTTCGGCGGCTACGGTCCGCGCCTGGACCGGAAGCCCGAGACGGGCGACTATCTCGGCTTCGAGTACGCCGACAGTGGCGGCATGGCCGGATGGGTAACTCGGGTCGAGGGCGACGAGGCCCTGGTCCGGCTGGACGCCAACAGCCAGCCCGACCGCTACGACTGGGAGGACGGCGTGGTCGAGGACGTGAACGGCGAGGTCCACGACGTGCAGCACGTCGAGGTGGGCGACAAGCAGGCCCCCGGCGACCTGCTGGACGAGGACGCCCCCGGCGGCGGCTTCGAGGTCCCCGAGGAGGACGACCTTCAGGACGCTCTCGCCGCGAAGGGAATTAACAACATCGTGGCCTCGAACCTGGCAGACCAGTACGACAGCATGGACGCCGTCGAGCAGGCCGTGGCCGGGGCCGACGACCCGAGCGAGCTACACGGGGTTGGTGAGGCCAGCGCCGCCCAGGTTGGCGAGGCGTTCGGCCAGGCGGCCAGCGACGGGGGGAGCGTCCTGCCTCCCGAGATGGACCCCGCCGAGTACGACGGGCCGTACAAGAATCAGCGGATGGAGGACGCCCACTACTGGGCCGCCCAGTTGGTCGGCTGGATGAAGAACGGCCCCAACGCCGGGCTTCGAGGCTCCTACTACGTGGACATCCTGGCCGGGAAGCCGGTTCTCGTCATGGACGACACCTGGCTGGAGTCGAACGTGGACGCCATCAAGACCGAGATGCGAAACGTCGGGTTCCCGTCGCCCATCCGGGAGAAGGAGATGGACGACGGCGGCTGGCGGCTGTTCATCCGGGAACCGACGAACGGCGACCGGCTGCCCACGTCGTACTACCCCGGCGACTGGCGCGACTTCGAGACGACCGGCGGCGACGGTGGCGACCCCGACGCCATGTTCGCCCAGGACCAACTCGACACCTGGGACACGCCGAACCCGAACGTTGAGGACGACGACAGCGACCCGGCAGGCGACCGCGAGGAGGCCGAGGAGAACCGGAAGGCCGTGCAGGCGGCCCGCGACACCGACCCGGACGACGACCTGCCAGGCCCGGCGCTGGCGGCTCTCAAGAAGAATTGGTCCGTCTACAAACGCGGACTCAAGGAGGGCCGCGAGGCAGTCGAGGAGGCCGAGGAGTACCGCGACGACCACCGGAAGAAGGCCGAGCGTGCGGCGGCCATCATCAACGACATCAGGGACGCGTACGGCCAGGAACCCATCGACTTCGACGGCGTGGAGGGCGTGCCAGCGGTCGAGGAGTTGGGCGGCCCCATCACCGCCGAGTCGTCGGGCGTCTCGCTGTCGTTCGACTGGAAGGCCGACCCCTACGACCCGACCGAGGAGGTGCTCTGAGAGCGCGACAGACGACCCTCACGAGCTTTTCTTCTGAAAGGGTGGATAGGGTCACACCGGGAGCTTGTCGTCCACCAGGCCGTCGTCGCCGCTGTAATGGGGACGCTGGCGACCAATGCCGTTCGTGTCCAACTTCTCGTGCTCGCCGGTGTCCTTGTTCTCGACTATGCACACCCTGGCCGGGAGGTCCTTCAACCGGGACGCCGGGAAGCCTGCCTGACGGTCTATCTTCCCGAGGTCGTTGTCGTCGCTGATGGCGAAGTACACCCGCCGGTCCGCCTGGCTGATTACCGTCGTGTGAAGCAACTGGGGCCGCTGGCTGATGTGCAGGCACTCCACGCCGTGCTTCCGTCCGCCGGTAATCATCCGCTCGACCCGCTCGTCAAAGGCGTTCTGCTTGACGATGTTGTGGGCCTCGTCGCACGACACGAACGCCGTTGCGTCCGGCACCGCGTCCTTACACAGCACCATGACGGCGTCGGCTATCTGGGCGTACACCTCGCGCTGTTCGGCGGTGGTCAGGCCGTCAGGGACCACGCGGAGCTTCCGGTGGTTGTAGATGGCCTTCACCCACGAGATGTTCGCCGCCGTCTTCTTGTCGAGATGGAGGGTCTGATACAGCGGGTCGTGGCTCGAATCGCTCAAGCCGATTTCCTCGTCCTCGATGTCGAAGTGGACGGCGAAGTCGAAGTCCGGGACCACCTGCTCAAGCAGGTATCCCGTGTAGTACGATTTCCCCGTCCCGGACCGACCCAGGACGGTAACGCGGGCCATCTACTCCTCCTCGTCCTGGGCCTTCGTCACCGTCCGGTCCATCGCGTCTTTCATCGCTGGCGGCACCAGGGCCATCGCCACCCAGAAGAACGGGACTGCCAGCTTCAATCGTAGGCGGCCCAGGACGCCGAGAGAGGCCGCCGCGACCTTCGCCTGGTCGCTGGCCCCTTCCGAGATGTTCGGGCCGTTCATGCGTCCCCCTCGGCGCTCTCGCCGTCGTCCTCGAAGCCGCCGGGGTCGCCCGTCTTCATCATGGCCTGCTTCCCCGCCATGAATTGCTGGTACTCCTCGTCGTCCAGGGCGTCCCGGAGCAGCCGGTCGCGCTTCTCGGCCATCTCGTTGAACATCACCACCAACTCGACACCGTCACCGGCGACGGTCCCGGCGAGCAGTTCGGCGGCCCGCTCGACGCTCATGTTCTCGGCCTCCACGTCCACGTCCGCCGCCATCCCGAGTCGGCGGATGTCTGCCCGGTGGACGTTCACGATGTCCGCGAAAATCTCGGCGGGAGAATCGCCCGTCGGGCCGCTCTCGGTGAGCATATCCGCGATGTTCTGCGGGTCCCGCATCATGCGGGCCATCTGCCGGGGGTTCATGTCCATGCCACCGAGCGCTAGGCCGTTGGTCATGTCAGGGACCCCCCGATTAGGCCCTCGACGGCCTCACGGGCCTGCTGGACCATCTCGTCGCCGTCGGGCCGCATCCACACGATGAACGCCGTGCAGGTCAGCGCAGCGCCGAACAGGCCCCACATCGGGTCCACCTCGTCGTCGTCGGTGAAGACGTACTCCTCGAAGAAGCGGCTCCCGAAGTAGCCGAGACGGAACGCCTCGAACACCTCGGTAAACTCCTCCTGAAGCCCGTCCTTGTCGTCCTCGTCGTCCAGGCCCACGACGGCCAGCCTGGCGGCCCCGTCGTTGATGGCCTCCTCCATGCTCTCGCCGCGAGCACCGAGGGCGTCCAGGGCGTCCGTGTCCTCCTCCTCGTCGTCGCTGTCGCCGTCGTCGTCGGTCGAGAGCGCGGAGTCGTCGGAGTCGGTGGTGGCGTCGTCGGTCCCCGTGAACAGGTCGGACGCGGAGCCGCCCAGGTCGTCGTCCGTCAGGTCAACCTCGGCCACGTCCGGGTCGTCGTCCGGCTCCGGTGTCTCGGCGGCACCTTCCGCCAATTCCCGGGCCTCGTCCAGCGATTCGCCCACGGCCTCGTCGGCCTCGTCGTCAGCTTCCAATCCCGGGTCGTCGTCCCCGGACTCGGTCGCCACGGTCGGGGCCGCCATCAGTCGTCGTCACCTTCGATGTGGCCGGCGTTCTTGAAGTGCTGGATGATGGCCTCGTCCTTCTCCAACTCGTTGTCCGGGTTGGCGGGCAGGACGACCTCGACCTCCTCGGCCTCCTCCTCCTCGCGGACCTTCACGTCGCCCAGGTCCGGGTCCCGCATGGAGTCCACGGCTTCCCGGGCCTTCGTCCCGCTCTCTCCGCCGTCGCTGCTGCTCTCGCGGAGCTTCCAGGCCAGGACAGCCACGACCACCAGGCCGATAATCAGGAGTTGGGCACGAGACAGGCCGAACGTCGGGATACCGCCGTCGAACATCCGGGTCGCCCCGTCGAGAACGCCGCCGTCCTGGTCGTCGTCGCCGTCGTTGGTTCCGCCCTGTTCCTTCTGCCGAATCTCGTCTACTGCTGGTGTCTCTCCCATGATTTACTGGTCCTCGTCGTCCCACTGATACGGGACGCCGCACCCCGGGCACTCGTCCGGGTAGCCTTCGACCGCCACGCCGCACTCTGGGCAGTCAAACTCGTTCACGTCCTGCTGCTCGTCGTCGGCCTCCTCGACCGGCTCGCCGCCGTCCGTGGCGACCTGCTGGCCGTTGTGGCCCTCGTGCTCGTCGCACCAGGTGTGACCGCTCGCCGCCGTCGCGTCCTCCTCACAGTACGGGTCCTGGCACGGTGGCGGGCCGTCGCTCGGGGCTGCCGTCTGCACGCCGTCCACCTGGCCGTCGAAGTCCTCGGCGGGAACTGTCGGGTCGTCGCTCTCGGGGTCCGCGCCTCGGGGAAGGACGTGCTGGTGGTCGGCGGTCTGGAAGTCCGCCGCTCCGCACATCGGCAACCACCGAGAACAGGACAGACAGCGTTTCCTGTACTTGTTTCCAGCCGTCGGGCTGGCCTCTATCCTCTTGTCGAGAACCGCCGCCACGCGCTCCGAAGCGCAGTATTGGCACGGTTCAATCACGATACCACCGTCTCGCCGTGAAATCTGGATGTGTAATCGCCATGCGTAGCCGGGGAGTTGGTGGGGCCTCGTTAGGGGACGGGCCGCCAACCACGCACCAATTCCTGCCACCGGCTCATAATGATTTTCTCTGCCAACCACCAATCCGCACCAATCCCAATTAATTAGACAGTATTTGAGAGAACGGAGGAAACCGGCGCTCTGCATGGCGTCCATCAACGTCAGCAGGGCAACGAACACGCTGATGAGTCCGCCGTTCCTCAAGAGCGCCGTTCTCATTGTCGTTGGCTCCCTGCTCGCACAAGTCGTAACGACCTATCTTCGCAACAACGTTCGGGACATCTCTGTCAAAGGAGGTGACGCTATTTACAGCGCCGTCGCGGCCATGATGGCGCTTATGGTTCTCCCGAACAAGTACGGGAAGCCGCTGGCCCTCGGTGCGACGGCCACGAGTGTCCGTGTCCTGCTCCGCGAACTCGGGGTAGTCTAACTGGAGGTATCAATTCATGGGTAACATCGGCAACCTGTCCGCAGAGAAGCAGATTTCCGTCTACGACGGCCAGCCGTTCGTGGACGAGCAGGACGTTCCCGCCGACGACCCGAACACGCCCGCCCTCACCATCGAAGGGCCGGACGGCTACGTCATCGCCGTGGACGCCGGGACGCCTATCGCCCCGGAGTTTCGTGATTCCAACGGGAACAAGCTGGACCCGAGCACTCGGGTCATCGTCCAGAAGTGCGACCGTCAGGGCAACCCCCTCGGTGACGGTATCGTCTTCAACGACACCCTCGGTCGGTTCGACTACGAGCAGATGCGGACCGACCCGGACTTCATGCGGAAGACGGCGAAGTCCCTGATGATTGACGAGCGGGAAATCGTCAAGGTGTTCGTGGACATCCCCGCCGGGGCGAACGGCTACGACGCCGACAAGTCGCGTCTCACGCTCGGTGACGACACCTCCGACTTCGGGAAGGCCGTCGAAATCGTGGACCACGACGAGCTTTCGTCGGCAGAGACTCGGGCCGTGAAGGCCGCCAGCCAGCGCAGCGCCGGGGGTCGGTAACATGGCGGACCAGAAGCAGGAGTACACCGTCTCCCACACCGGCGGGACGCTCGGCTCCTCGAAGGTCACGACCGCCGGGAACCAGACCGCTCCGCAGCGAGAGACGGCCATCATCTCGTTCGAGTGTCCCCGAAAGTTCTCGGAAATCGAGTACGTCGGGCAGCGCGACTCTACCCGCTTCGTTCCCCGGACGACCGAGTCCATCACCGGCACGGCGGGCGACGACACCGTGGTTTCGCTCACGGCGAACATCCAGCCCGTCGCTGGCGAGACGGCCATCGAGGACCAGGACTACCCGGTCGCCGTGGCCTACAACGTCACGCAGGGCGTCCAGGTGGACATCGAAGACGTGGACTACGCCGCCGACGAGGTCACGCTGGCCTCGAACCCCGCCGACGGCGACGAGGTCAAGGTCTGGTCCATCATGGGCGACGGCGACGTTCAGTTCCGCCTCGTCAACCAGTTTGGTCAGGAGGAGGGCCGCGTCTACCCCTGGGCCACTCCCCTGTACCGCTGGCACGACTTCCCGCAACTTAAGCGGGGCCGAGAAATCAACCTCCACGGGTCCGTCACCTGGGAGGAGAACGAGACGGTCGAGGTCCTGCTGGACGCCCCCCAGGAAATCACCTGGGAGGACGCGGACTACCCGGAAGGGCAGTACGTGTCCACGTTCGAGCAGGACGTGGAAATCACCCTCTAACGGAGGTTTCTGGTCATGGGCGTCATTTCCGAACACATCGAGGAGCGGGACGCCCAGGGGCGGCCCGACTCCGAGACTTCGACCGAGCAGACCACCCAGGCGACCAGCGCCGAGGGCGACCTGCCCGACGACATCGACCCGTTTCTTCAGCAGTACATCACCGAGGAGTACCAGGCTGATGCAGCAACCGTAGACCAAATCCTGACCGGCCTAATGGCCATCGGGAACCTACTGTAAAGCATGGGAGTCAAAGACCAAATCCGCGACCTGGACGAGTACCAGACCCAGGTGCAGCAGGCAGCCGAGGGCCAGCAGCAGGCCCGCCAGGCAGCCGCTCGCACCGGGGGCCAGGCCGGGACCGTGGGGCAGACCCTCGGCCCGGTCATGGACTGGGAAAAGACGGACGTGGAGTTCTGGATGCAGGTGGCACAGGTCGTGCTCCTGTACCTGATTCTTCGAGAGCTTCGGAGGGGGGCCTGACGGATGGGCTTCTTCTCCGACTTGAAGCAGGGTGCAGAGGACACGTACAACAGCGCGAGCAACACGGTAAGCAACACTGCCGACGACGCCGGAGACGCCTTCAACGACTTCACCAGCGGGGCGAGTCAGACGGCGACCGACGCTTTCAGCGGTGTGCAGGACACCGCCGACGACGCCGGAGACGCCTTCAACGACTTCACCAGCGGGGCGAGTCAGACGGCGACCGACGCTTTCAGCGGTGTGCAGGACACCGCCGAGGACGCCTTCGACTTCACAACGGGCGGTGGTGGCGGTGGTGGCGGCGGCAGTGTCGCAGACGCCGTCTCTGGCGTGTTCAACTCGGGGGCCGGAGCCGCCGACGACGCCTTCAACTTCGCCACTGGCGGAGCCGGTGACGCCGCCGACGACGTGGCCGAGCAGGCCCAGGGTGTCGCCCGGTTCTTCTCCGGTGGTGCAGACGACACGGTGGACGACGCCGTAAACGCCTTCGAGGACGTTTCACGGTCGTTCTCGGGCGGCTCTGGCGCTCTCGCCAACGCCGTCCAAGAGGCGGGCGAGGACGCCGCCGAGAACATCCAGCAGGTGCAGTCCTTCGCGGACGACCTGGGGGACAGCGCCGTCGAGAGCGTGGTGTCCGGGTCTGCCGACATCACCGAGGAGGTCGAGAACGCCAGCGGCGACTTGAAGCAGGAGGCTTTCGAGTTCGCCAACGAGACGACCCAGAAGGCAAAGAACGCCGCCGACTTCGAGAGCTACCTGGAAGACATCGGACGTATCCAGAAGGACGTGCAGGGCTACCAGGCCCCGGACCCTGGCGCGTTCCTCCAGGGTATCACCGACGGAGCGGGCGACGTGGCCGGGGACATCGGCGGCGGGCTGGCCGACGTGACCGGCGCAACGGAGTTCAAGAACAGCGAGCAGGCCCGCCGGACGAACAGGCAGATTCAGGAGGCCCGCGAGCAGGGCGGTATCATGGGTGCGCTGAAGGAGGTGGACGCCCGTACGAAGGGCGGACTCGACTTCTTCCTCGACAACCCGAACGCCTCGGTGCAGGACTCGGCCCGCGAGGGTATCGAGTTTGCGACCGGCGTAGACTCCGAGGACCAGGGCCAGGCCGCCGCGAACCTGGCCGGTCAGACCAGCGCGGCGGTCGGCGGGGCCATCGAGGGAACGGCTCTCGACAACCCCGTGACGGACGCCGTGGCGACCGGGGCCGACATCTTCGTGGCCGACCCCGCGAAGGCCGCGCTCCGTGGCACCACTGGTATCTCCATCGACTCGGGGAGCACAGAAGGCACAGTCGGCGCTGTGGACGCTTTCGACCTCGTCTTCACCGCTGGCACCGCCGGGGCCGGGAAAGTCGGCCTCGGAGCAGTGAAGGGCGCTTCCGGCGCGGCCAGCGGGGCCGACGAGGCCGGGACGCTCGTGGGCCGTCTGCTCGGTGGTGGCGACGAGGCCGCCGGGGCAGCCGACGACGCCGTGGACTCGGGGCGAGGTATCGTCACCGACGGCGGCGTGGACGTGGCCGACGACATCCCCGAGGCGGGCCGTGCAGCCGACGAGGCTTCCGGTCCGTTCCGGGACGTTATCGACATCGGCCCGGCACGGGTCGCGGACGACGCGGCCAGCGGGGCCGACGACGCGGCCCAGGCGACGACCTCGACCTCCTCGACCATCCTGGGCGGTATCGCCGGACTCGGTGACGAGGCCGTCCGCTTCGGTGACGAGGCAGCGCCCGCCGCCGACGACGCGGCGCGTGGTGCCTTCGACCGCGCTGGTGGCCTACTGGACGACTTCACGGCCCGCTTCGGTGACGACGCGGCCCGTGGGTCCGACGACGCCGTACGAGGAGCCGACGACGCGGCCCGGGGTTCGGACGAGGCTGTCCGTGGGTCCGACGAGGCCGCCCGTGGCACCGACGAGGCCGTCCGGGGAACCGACGAGGCCGCCCAGGCCGCCGAGGAGTCGCCCGGGCTTCTCTCCCGGTTCCTCGGCACGACGACGGGGAAGGTCACGGCAGGCGCGGCAGGTGCGCTCGCCGGTGGCGCTCTCCTCGAATCGCTCGGGACGTTCGACCAACTCAAGGTCACGGACCCGCAGACCGGCGAGACGTTCGCTCTCGTCCGTCAGAAGGACTATCCGGCCACTCGACAGCGCCAGAACGGCGGGATTCTCTGGGAGGTTCGCACCGGCAGCGAGCGCCAGGGATTCAACAACAGCCAGGGCCTCACGGTCATGGTCGGCGCGTCGGGCCGGAACGTCTACATACTCGACGGCCAGGGCAACCGGACCCGCGCCCAGGTTCCCGTCGAGACGCTTCAACAGGCCGTCTCTCGTGGTCGCGGTAACACCGGAGGTGCTGCGTAAATGGCTATCTCGACGCCATTCAGCACCGAGCAGGAGGCAGACGCGGCGTACTACGGGAGCGGCGGCGGTGGCGGGGACGACTCGACCGGCCCGGGGCCTGGCCCCGGACCCGGACCCGGACCCGGACCTGGCCCGAACGGCGGCGACGGCTCCGGCGCACAGTGGGGCGAGCTTCAGGAGTCCGCCGCCCTCGGTGGAGGGTGGATTCTGGTCTACCAGGACCAGGTCAACGGCAGCCGGACCCGGTGGTTCGTTATCCGCATGACCGACGGTACGCTCCAGGCCCTCAACAGCCAGGGGCAGGTCGAGGACGCCGGGGAGAACACGAAGCTGTCCGAGCTTCCCCACTACTCCAACGAGGAGGACGCCCGGGCGGCGTTCAACGCCTGGGCCGAGGAGAACCCCGAGGAGGCCGAAGAAGGCCCTGGAGGGGAGGACGGCACTGGCCCCGGTGGCGAGGGCGGCGAGGAGGCCGCCAACTGGGGCGAGTGGAAGAAAATCAGCGAGGCGAGCGTCTGGCACATCTACTCCCGGACCCACCGGGAGGAGGACCGCGCCCAGTTCCTCGCTACGGGCATGGTGAAGCAGGAAACCGTGTACCTGGCACCGGAGGGGAAGGTCGTCAAGGACCCCCACATCTACGACGACCCCGAGGCGCTACGCCAGTCCCTTCAGACCTACTTCCAGAAGGCCGAGAACGGGGAAATCCCGGAGAGCCAGCAGCCCAACGGGGACGACCCCGGAGCCGAGCGGGTCCGCCGCGAGGCCACCACCGCGAAGTCCTCGAACCAGTCGAAGATAGAGCGCCTGGTCGAGAAGATGGGCGGGAAGAAGGTCGCCCTCGCCGTCGCGGTCGGCGGTGTCGCCCTCTATCAGCAGCAGGACGGAGGTAGCTGAACATGGGAAAATTCGCGCTGGCCTCGCGGCTGGCAGACGAGCTTGGAACGAGCGTATCGAAGGCATCGCGGTTCGTGGACGAGGTGGGAGCGCCCGCCGCCCGGAACACGATTGACGAGGCGGCCCAGGCAGGCAGCAGGACCGTCTCGAAGTGGTGGAAGCCCACCGCTGCCGTCGGGACCATCGGGACCGGCGGGGCGCTGGCCTGGCGGCAGCAGGACCTCTCACAAGCCCGTGCCATCGCTGACCAACAGCAGGACTACACCGCGGCTGTCGAGTCCATCATGGACTCTGACCTCCCGCCGGAGCGGAAGCGGGAGATGGTGGACGCCCTCAACCAGAACGCCCCGGCGTCGGGCGAGAACAAGAACGGTGGCAACGACGGCGGCGACGGTGGCCTGCTCGGGGGCGACCTCCAGACCACGCTCGTCCTGCTCATCGTCGTGGCGTTCGCACTCCGCTACACCCTGGGGGACGACGACTGATGGTTCCCGGTCTGCGTGACAACGAGGACCTTCTGGTCGAGCGCCTGGGGCGTCTCGTGGACGTGCTGGAAACCAAGGAGTTCGGGGACACGACGGTCGAGCGGTCGGTGACGCAGAACATCGACCGGACGCGGACCGACAGCCCGAACAACGAGAACCAGCCCGTCTACTTCTCGACCGGCCCGGCGGCAATCGCCGTCGAGAACACCGAGGAGTGGGAGCGCCTGGACTTCGGTATCGTCGCGGAGACGGTCAACATCCGCACGACGGACGACATCGACATCGCCTTCGCAGACCCGAACAAGAACGGGCCGGTTATCCGGGTCAGGCAGGAGGAGTCCCCCTTCACCATCGGCGGGGACGCAGGCATCGAATCGGCGTTTGTCTGGGTCCGGCAGCCGGACACCGCCAGCGGGACGCCCGGCATCCAAATCATCGCGTTCAACTAACACAACACAACCATGACGACCATCGGACCTAAGACGGACAATCTCGGAACGCTCCTCTCCGACCTCACGACGGAGATGATAAACAACGGCGGGTGGGCGGAAGCCGACTCCTACGTCACGAACGACCAGTCTACGGACGACTGGTACAACAACGGTCGGGCGCTGTATCACGCGGCGTCGGACACCTACGTCGCCCTGTTCCTCGACTACTACCGGACGCTCTACTACTACACCAACAACCAGAACCTCTCGCTGTGCATGGTGCAGTCTACGGACTGGGACGACACGAACCACCACCCGGCAGGGCTGACGACGGACTGTGGCCGCTACCCGTTCTCCGGCGACGTGGGCAACGGTGCGGGTGCCTCGTTCGACTACCGGAACGACCACGGCAACAACCCCATCGGCAACAACAGCGAGAACAGCGAACGGCTGTCGGCCTACACGAAAGGTTACAGCCCGGACATCTCGGACGCGGCTACGTCGGTGGACAACGACGACACCTGGACCTACGGCCTCTCGGTCGGGTTGGACTACTTCACCATCTTCGCGGTCAACGACTCCTCGAACACCGGGGCCGCTGGCTGCATGGGGTGGGAGTACCTGGACGAGAAGTTCTGGGCCGACGGTCGCCCGCCGGTCCACGCCTTCAGTTCGTACAACGACTCCGACAACGGGAGCGGCGAGTGGGTCAACTCGACCGAGTTCCACACGGCGTTCTACGACGACGACCACCCGAACACGGAAATGCCGTACAACCGCTCCTCTCGGACCCAGGACCCGCGTTTCGGCTACATCAACTCCGACCCGGACGACGACAGCTACTTCTTCCAGTTCGCAGTGCTGGAAGACGACAACAGCCGCCAGCGGCCCATCGCCCACCCCAGAATCGTCATTCCGAACGACATCGCCAACGGCGCGAACGACGGCGACACCGTCACCTCTGACGGTCGGACCTATCGGTTCTTCGTGGCTTCCGGCGGGAACCAGAGCAAGACGCTCTCGTTCGGCCTCCGGTGGGATTAAACAGCAATGGTGGCGTACACCGGGGTTGACAGCAGTGGGGCAAACTCAATGGGTGCGTTCAGCGACTACGCATCCGTCTGGAGTCCGTCGAACGCGGTTGGTGTCCTCGTGTCCGTGGCCGACGCCGCCGACGGCGTCTTCACGGCCCACAAGCGCCTCGGCTCCTCGTCGGACCCGCCGACCATCGTTCCCCACTCGGAGCCGCCCACGGCCTCCTCGACCGACTTCACGGACGCCGCCACGTCCTTCCCCGACGGGCCGTTCGGACACCCGCTGAACGCCTCGGCCCAGACGACGGACTATCAATCGGAGTACGTCGGCCACGGCGTCGGGAGCATGGAGACGTATATCTACTCCTGGGCGTACATCCCGCTCAAGTTCTTCCACGAGGTGACGGGCCGGGTCTACGACACCGAGGGCGAACCCATCAAAAACGCCCAGTTCATCGCCACACCGGACAACCTCGGGACCGTCGGGTCGGTGGACGAGGACGGGTACTACTCTATCTACCTGCTCCGCGTCCCCTACCAGACGTTCCTGCTCGGTGTCCCGGCGAAGGGCGGCTACGACCTGGTGTGGTATCGCACGGAGGACGGCCAGCGTATCGGTGGCGACCAGGACGACATCGACCTGGTTTTCGTCCCCGAATCCATCCCGACTCCGCTGGATACCAGCGTGGACCTGCGGTTCCAGTGAACATGGCAGACCTCGTATCACAGTTCGTACTTCCGTTCGCCGTGGTCGTCTCGGCGGCGGCAACTACGACGATGGCGGCGCTCGCCTGGAAGCTGTACCGGACGGTCACGTCCCACGACCGGGCGCTGTTCGGTGAGGAGGCCGTGAACGGCCACGACGGCGTCATACAGGCCGTGAACGAGAACACGACGCGCTCCGAAGTGAACCGGCGGGTGCTCCGTGCTCACGACATGGTCCCGCCGGGGCCTCGCGGCGACTACTACCAGGCGGCCAGCGGCCCGGTGGCTGCGGACGGCGAGGACGGCGACGGCCCAGGCGGCTCGTAGCAGGCCGTGGTGCTCGCCACGCTGTCCGTTTCCACTTCTACGCGACCGATACCCACGGAGAACATGAAACCGCTCCAGCGGCGTCTCTCGGCCTGTGAGAGAAGACGGTGTTAGGCAGGCCAGCGACCGGCCCGCTCGTTCTTCTCGCTCCAGCAGTCGTTACACCACCACTCGTGGACCTCCTCGCGGTAGAGGCAGTACACCGAGTCGCACGAGATACACCGGCAGGTCACGCCAGGCCCTCCGCGACGACGTGGGCGCTGTCGGCGTCCAGGGTGACGGTCAGGGCGTCCATCTCGGCGGGCGTCGGGTAGCCGTACCAGGCCGCACGGGTCGAGAACGTCACTCGTCCACCCTCTCGGTCCAGTCGCACCGGGGGCAGTGGACGACGACCTCGACACCGTGGCCGACGTAGCGAAAGGTGGCCTCGACCGGCCCGGCACACGACGAGCACCCGCCCCGGACGGGCGGCTTCTCGCTGGCCTCCAGCCACTCCCGGAAGCTCTGGCGGCAGTGGTCGCATAGCCAGCCGTCGAAGCGCAGACCGCCGGTCGTCGTGATGAACGGGGCTTCCGTCTCGGTCCCGCACCGCCGACACTCGTTGCTCACGCTGGCCTCCGGTTCCCGCGCTCGACCTTCTCGTCCGCCCCGTACCGCTCCTCGGCGTAGTTGATGTGGTCGCACTCCGAGCAGCGTATCCAGTGGCCGCCCTCGCCCATCAGGCAGGGGCAGAACGCGACGACGTGGTGGCCGCACCGGCACTCGGTGTGATAGGGGACGCGCATCATGCTGTCCTCCGGGCCTTTCTCGCCAGGTCGGGCGCTCCTCGGTGGCCCTCGTTCGCCAGGCGCTTCATGCGGTCGGCGTCGTCGGTCCGGTTCGCCGCGATGAAGGCCAGGGCGTCGTACACGGTGGCGAAGTCTCGCTCCTTGTCGAAGCGCCTGGTGTCCTTCTGCTCGAACAGCACGTCGGTGTAGAGGCCGTTTAGCCACCGCTGGCAGTCCATCCAGACCCGGCGCGGGTCGTCGCCCGACGACCGGCGGATGGCGACCTCCTCGTGGAACCGAAGGGGCTGCTCGAACCAGGCGACGAAGTGCAGGCCGAGGCCCGACGACGAGACGTGAACGTCCACGTAGTCGGCGGTGTTCTGGAGGTTGTGCCAGACCTTCACGGCCTCCAGGTCAAACTGGGTGTGCGTGTACTTGTCGCCGTCCAGGTCCACCGTGATACGGCTCTCAAACTCCTGGTCGGGCCGCTCGACGTGCTCGGGGGTCATGCTCCCCTCCCGGCCTGGGCGGAGCCACCGCGCCAGTTCTGCCTCGGGCCGAGGAGGTGCGTGTACGTCGGACTCGACCGCCCGAGGTGCTTGATTAGCTTGTCGTCCCGGCGGCACTCGCACCGGAGCGGTTCGTCGCCCTGGCGGTCCCGGAGCCGGAGGTACTGCCGCTCGTAGCCGTCTCGACCCTCCCGGACCTCGACCGTCGGGCTGACGCTGTCCGGGTCGGCGGACTCGTAGCCGTCGGGCTTCTCGGCGGCGGTGACGAGGTAGATACCGTCCTTCGTCTCGCCGGTCAGATACAGGTTCCCCTCGTCGCGGAGCGCCTGGTACGTCGCGCCGGTCTGGTCCACCAGGCCCTCGCGGGACCAGTAGGTTCCGAAGGCACCGCTCGTCGTGTTCGGGTTCCCGGCGTACTCGCGTTTCAGCCAGGTGCGGCCCTCGTCGTCCAGCTTCCCGACGGGCTTCTCGTTGATGTAGACCGTCTTGTCGTGGGCCGCTCCCCCGGGCTGATACCGCTTCCGGGCCTCTCGACGGCCCGGCGGGTGTACGTCGTACTGCTGGCGGCTCTTGTTCCACGTCAGGCCCCACTCGTGCGGGGCCACCGAGACGGGCGGCTCGCCGGGCTGGCTGTCCACCTCGACCGTCCAGGGGAACGCGAGGCCCTGGGCGATACCGGACAGGTCGGCGTCGTTGAACGAGTCGTCGGTGTAGACCTCGGTGGACCAGTCCACGACCCCCGGCGAGGTGTTCATCTCGTGGGGGGCGACCTGCTCCTGCTCCCAGTTCCGATAGTTCTCAACGGCGTTGAAGCCGGAGAGGTAGCCGTCGCCGCCGTCGGTCCCCCGGACACCGCCGCCAGGTGGCGCGTAGCCGGGCGTCTCTATCCCGCTGTCGTACATATACGCCGCTCGGTGGGCCGCCGTCGCCAGCCAGCCCTCCAGGTCGTTCGACGGCGTCCCGTAGGTGTGGACCCTCGCCCGGAGTTGGATACCGCCGTACTCCTTGTCCTTCCCGGACCCGATTTGGTAGACGGCCTGGTACACGTAGCTGGTCCGCGTCAGGGGGCCGTCGCCGTCGCGGAGGTTCCACTGATACAGGTTGTCGATGGACCCGAGCCGAGCGCCGAAGTAGTCGGGTTCGGACACGGACAGGTCCGCCGCTGCCAGCGGGCTATCGAGGAGTTGGGCGTTCATCGCTCACTCCTCCGTCACGTTGCCGGTCCAGGCGTCGGCGTCGGGCTGGTCGAGGCGCGGGATGGCACCGGCGCACATCAGGGCGAGGGCTTGAAGGAACGGCTCTCTCGGGCCGTTGACCCTCATGTTCATGCCCTCGTCCACCCATCCGTCGCCGCCGTCGCCAGCCGTCAGGTAGGCGTACCGCATCGAGAGCGTCCAGGCGTCGGGGTCGTCGGGGTGCTCCCAGGTCCGCAGGGTCAGGTAGTAGTACCCCTGACTGGTGGTGTCGGCCATGAAGTAGCCGAGCAGGTCCGCGTCGTCGCCCGTGAGTTGCCCGAGACGCGCTTCCGTGCCGATGGGGTGGTCACTCAAGGGTGACACCTCCCTGACCGTCTTCGAGGGCCTGGGGGGCGCTGTCGCGCTCTCCTCGGAGGGCCGCCGTTCGCTCGTCGTTGTAGTCGTCCGCCAGTTCCACGATGTCGTCCGGGGTTAGGGTGCTTCGGTCCATGATTTCAGTCTGCCAGTTGGTCGTGTCCGTCTCGAAGACGGCGCGTACCTGGTTCTCTGCCGATTCTCGGGCCTTCCGTCGCTTCTGCTCGGCCTTCCAGTCCTCGTAGTCGGAGTAACTTCGCTCGTCTCGGAGCCGTTCGGCGGCCCACTCGACCACGTCGCCCACGTCCCGGTCCGGCTCCGGGTCGTCGGCGGTGGAGGCGTAGGCCACGGTGGCCTCGTTCCTGCCGCCGTCGGGAGCGACCACCTGGGGGTCGCCGTCCGTCTCGGCGTCGTCGGGAAGCTCCGGCGTCTCGGTGCTCTCGACCGTCACCACGTCGTCCTCGACCGGCTCGGCGTCGGTCCAGCCGAACGGGTCAAACTCGGTGGGGTCCAGGTCCATCTCGTCGGGGTCCACGCCCCGGTCTGCCAGCTGACGAGCGACCCGGGCCACGTCGTCGCGCTCGACGGTCGGCGGTAGCTCCTCGTCGGCCAGGTCCGGCAGGTCGTCGGCCCGGACTCGGCGCTCGGAGCCGATACCGGAGCGGAGCGGTTCGAGGTCCCGGTCCATCCGCAGGGCGTTCCGCGTCAGGACGAGAGCGAACCGTCGGCCCTCCTTCCCTTCGGACACGCCGGTCAGGCGCTCGAAGGGGTTGCTGTATCGGTCGGCCCAGTCGGACAGCTTCATGGCCTCCAGGGCGTCCCGGAGTACGCGGTCCACCTCCTCGACCAGTTCGCCCTCCTCGACCGGCGGGGCGTCGGGGTGCTCCTCGACCTTCTCCTCCAGCATCTCGGCCTCGCGGCGGTAGGACTCGGCCTTCGCAACTAGCCATTTGGCGTCGTAGCCGTTCTTAAACCGCTTCTCGAAGTCGGAGCGGACCCGTCCGGCGAACCCGCCCGCCTTGTCAATCGGCTTCCCGTAGTCGATGATGTCCTGCCGCAGATTCTCAATCTGGGCCTCGACGGCCACGGCCTCGGCGTTCGTCTCCAGGCCGTAGGAGTCGAACCGTCGGAGCAGGGCCGACAGCGACACCTCGTACTGTTCTGCGAGGGTCTGAAGCGTCTCCAGCTTCTCCCGGGGCATCCGGTAGGACACCTTCGGGTCCCGCTCGTCGGTCACGCTCGCCCACCTCCGAAAATTGTTTGAGCAGGGAGCGTGAATTGGTGAACGCCAGGGTCCCGGTTAGGGGCGCGGCATCCACCGCGTTCGGGGCTTTGGTCCATGTTGCCGGGGAGGTTTCCGCCTTCCCCTCCACGATTCTCGTTCGTCATGGCTACGCTGGTAGTTCGTACTGTTCCCAGTCTGATTCGGGGAGCAGGTCGTCGTCGTCCATCTCGTCCTGTGCGTCCTCGACGGCTTCGAGCACGGCCTCCGCGCCGTACTCGTCCAGCAGCGCCTCCCACAACACGCTCTCGGCCCACACCGAGAAGTTGTAGTGGTCGGGGAGCAGTGCCTTTGCCGCGCCGTCGAACTCCCGGGACACGTAGATGTGCCGCCGGGTTTTCCGTGCTCTGCGTTGAATCTGTATCATCGTTTACCAGTTGTCGAGTCCGACCTGTTTGGACGGCTCCGAACCGCTCGGTCTGTCCCGGGAGGGTCGGTACTCCCACTCGCACCGGCGGCAGTCGCGTTTGCCGCTCCGGTCCTCCCGCTGCGGGCCGGTCCCGCACATCGGGCAGGTGAACGTCTCTATCGTCACGCATCGTCACCTCGCAGGTAGTCGTACACCGGCGTCAGGTCGCCCGCCAGGTACGCCGCTACCACGTCGAGATGGCACCAGGTGTCGGGCGTCCGTTCCTGCGAGACGCCACGGCACCAGCAGGCCACGCGCTTCCCTCGGAGCCGTTCGAGGGCGTCCGCGAAGTCCTCGTCCCGCTTGACCCGTTCGAGGACGTAGTCGGTCCAGGCGGCTATCACACGGCGGCGCTCCGCCGTGCTGTCGTCGTCCATCGTGTACGGGTTCCCGAGCCAGCCGGGCGCTGGTGGGTTCGTGTTCTGGGCGTGGGCCAGGTCGCCGTCCCGGCGCTTTCGCCCGCCGTACACGTCCAGCGTCTCCGAGGAGCGCCCGACGTGGACAACCTCCAGCGTCACCAGGTCCGGCACCTCGCCGCCCTCGTCGGCGTCGAAGGTTCTCACCGTCCACCTCCAGGCTCCGCGTAGCCGGAGCGCATGGCGGCCTCACGCCGTCGGTCCTCCTCGAAGGTCCCGAGCGTCCCACCGTCGGCCAGCATCGCCACCTCGGCGGCCTCGGCGGCCTCGCGGACCTCCTCGTCGGTGGCGTCGTCGCGGGTCCGCTCTCCGACCTGCACCTCGGCCTCCAGGGCCTTCTCGAAGTCGGGCAGGACCTCGTGGTCCATGATGGCCGTGCGGACGGCCTCGACGTGCTCGGGGAGCGCGGCGGCCCGCTTGAAGCTCGTGCCGTCGGCGTTCTCGCGGTTGTAGAAGGCCAGGTACTCGTCGGTGGCGTACCGCTGGAACCGATACACGGCCCCGTCTCGCGTCTCGATGGACACGACACGCCGGGCGGGCGTCGGCCCGTGGCGGCCTTCGAGGACCAGCCAGGCGTCCACTACCTTCTTCCCCTGGCTCTCGCGCTCGACCTCCTCGACACCGAGGAGCGGGACCGGGTCGCTGGTGTCCTTGTAGTTCATCGCTCGCCCTCCAGCTTCTCGCGGTCGAACACGTCGGTCCAGAACACGCGGCCCTTCCGCCCCTTCGACGGGCGGCCCCCGTCGTGCCAGGCGTCCGGGTCGATTAGGCCGCCGAAGTCCACGGCGGACACGAACCGCCAGGCCAGGATGTAGTCGTCCAGGTCGTCGGGCGACACCTCGGACGGGTCCATCTCGCCGTCGTAGACGACGAGGAGATACTGGCCGTCGTCGGCCAGCAGGTGCAGCAGCGTCTCGCTCCAGGCGTCCCACCGGCCCGGGACCGTCTCGTCGCCGCCGTTGGCGTGCTCAAGCTGGCACGCCTTGATTTGGACCGGCTCGCCCTCGGAGGTTCGGGCGTCCACGCTGACGCCGTCCACGAAGGTCAGGCCCAGGTGCTCGCACATCAGCAGTTCGACCACGGCACCGTGCTCCGGGGAACCGAAGTCGGTGGTTCCAAACTCGCCGGTCCGCATGGCCTCCTGCACGCTCTCGCGGCGTTCGGTGGCGGCGCTCATGCGTCCCCTCCGGTCAGGGCGTCCAGGTCCAGCCCGGGGAAGGTGTCGGCGGCGGAGTCGAGCGACTGGGTCACGGCCCGGACGGAGCGGCCACGGATGGCGGCCCACGCCTCGGGCGACATACCGGCGTCACGGACCATGTAGAGGTCCAGCGCGACGGTGCAGGAACAGCCAGCGCCCACGTAGGTCGTGAGGGTCCGGGTCGGGTTGCTGTCGCCAGTCATGCGGACCACCCGTAGAACGCGCCGTCGGTACGCAGGTCTGCTCGTTCGGTAACGTTGCTTCCGTACTGCCAGTGCCCCTCGGTCTGGGGCTTTTGGTCCATTGCAGCCATGTTTTCCACGGACCCTTTAGGGAAGGGTCACACGACGACACACGAGGCGGGGGGATATAAAACTATGTCAGACAGACCAACAGGTTATAATCGGCAGACGCGGGGCTGTTCGGTGGGTGAAGCGGCGGAAAAGGAGGGGTTCGGGCTACTCGTCGGCCAGGTCGTCGGCCAGGTCGAGGGTGTCGCGGGCCTGGCCGAGCTTCCGGCGGGCGGTGCCGAGCAGGCTGTCCAGGGTGCTCACCGAGACGCCCATGCGCTCGGCGCTGTCAGGGCGGCTCACGCCCTCCACGTCGCGGAGCACGTAGGCGAGGGCCTGGCGGTCGGTCAGGAGGCCAGGGTCCGCGAGACGCCGCGCTGCTCCTCGCACGGACGGGCTGACGCCGTCGCCCGCCTCGTCGGGGGCCACGTCGGGCGTCAGGTCCTCGGGGCTGTCGCCGTACTCGTGGTCCGGGACGGGGTCGCCAGAGACGCCGGTGCGCTCCCGCTGAAGCCGGTCCTCCGGGGCCTCGTCGTTCATCGGCCACCACCCGGCGAGAACCGCGCAGGGTCCGCCTGCGGCCCGGCCTCGTGCTCCCGGTGGGCGTCCGGGGGCGTCGTCGTCTGAAACGTCGTCACGCGGCAGGTGAAGGCCGTGCAGCGGGCCTGGTCCTCCTCGACGTGCTCGCCCTCCTCGCCGCAGGCCGGGCAGTCGTACCGGGCGCTCATGCGTCCACCTCGTAGAAGGCCGTCTGACCGTTGTTCACGGCCTCGATGGCGTAGCCGTCCGGCAGGTGCTCGCGGAGGGCCGCGTCGAAGTCCTCGCGGGCCTGGTACGGGGCCTTCCAGCCGAGCAGGTCGCCGTCGTCACCGATGGCGGGCTGTTCCTGGTAGGTCGCGTAGAGGGACGCCACGCCGTGCGTCTCGGGGCCGTGGCCCTGGATACGCGGCTCGACCAGCGTGTTCGGCTCGTCGGCCACGGCGGCCTCGACGGCCTCGACCACCGCGTCCGGCACGCGGTCCTCGGCAGCGACCTCCGGCGGCAGCACCTCGAAGCCGTCCTCCGTCTCGACCGCCTCGGCGCGGATACGTCGCCCGCCGTCGGTCATCATCACCGGCTCGTCGTCGTCGTCGCCGTCGTCGTCGCCCTCGTCGTCCGTGAACGTCGCCAGCAGCACCTCCAGGGGCAGCAGGTCGTACAGGTCGCCCAGGTCCACACCGGCGGCCACAGGCTCGCCTCGGCGGTCGAGGACGGGCTGCACGGCCACGATGTCGTCCACGTCCCCGTGCCACTCGTCGCCCGTCTCGGCGTCCGTCAGACCGGCGCTCTCGTCCTCGCTGGACCCGCGTAGCGTCTCGGTGATAACGGTCCGCTCCGCGCCGTCGTGCTCGTAGGTGACGACCCAGGGGTTCTTCGCGTTCGCTCCGATGGACTCGGCCAGCGCGGCCACGACCTCCCACGACGGCGGGTTCTTGACCGTCGGGGCGTCGGCCTCCTCGACCTCCTCGGCGTGCTGGGCGCAGGCCCCGGTCGGGTACGTCGGGACGCCACCGCACCAGTCGTAGGCCGAGCAGTGCAGGTCGTCGGTGTCCGGCTCGTCCTCGCCGCCGTCGGTTCGCAGGTCGCCCATGCGGTCCTTCCACTGGGGCGTGTCGAGTCGGTCCGGGCCGCCGTCCGTCCGGGCCTCGTCGTCGCCGTCGTCGCCCTCGTCGTCGTCCTCGTCGTCGTCGGCGCGGGCCTCCTCCAGAAGCTCCATGCGGCGCTCGTAGTCGTCCCAGGACTCGACCAGGCGAACCTCCAGCATGGTCCCGATGAACCGGCTGTCGGCCCCTGCGTGGTTGTGAACGGCGTTCTCTCGCCCGGCGATGTCGGCGCGGTGGGCCGTGCGGATGGTGCCGTCGTCGGCCTCGACCGTCAGGACTCGACCGGAGCAGGTCACGATTTCGCCCTCGTGGACCTGCACGCCGCCACGGTTCGAGACGTAGACGAGGACGGCGGGCTGGCCCTCCTCGCTCGTGTAGGCTCCTGGGGCCGCCTCCAGGTCGCTCATGCCGCCGTCCCACGCGGCGGTGTGGTAGTCGCGTCCGTCCGGTGCCTCCTCCGGGACAGCGCCGTCAGGGAGCAGGGCCGGGTCGTACTCCTCGCGGGACTCCAGGCCGTCCATGTCCACGGCTCCGTACACGTCGCGGAGCGTCTGGGTGTTCTCGTCTGCGGTCACGTCGTCGGACTGGCTTTCTCGTGCCATACTGCTACAATTCTGTGGCAGGCACTTATAATTTGCCATGTCTTCGTGGCAGTATAGGCCCGTGCGTAGGGGGGTCTTAAAGGCCCCCTGGCCTATTCCGGCGTCTCGCGGGCCGTGGCGGGCGGTGTCGTGCGGTTTCGGCGGCTACCCCGGTCGGACCGCACGAAAACACCCCGGGGGGTCTTAAACCCGGGGGGGTACTGTAATAAAGGTCAGAAGGGGATTCGGGCGTGTCTGGGCTTGTGTGGCCTGCCAGCGGGTCGTACTGCTCGGTCCGACGGTCGGACCATGTAGTAGTAGAAGGAGTAGTAGGAGCGACGACGGCGGGGCGGTGCGGTGCGGTGCGGGAGCGACGACGACCGCAGGGAGGAGGAGCGTGTGGCGGCGGCAGGCACCAGGCGGTTCCCCGGTCGGCTCGACCAGCGGTTCCGGCGGTCGCGGTCCCCCAGAGAGAGAGAGAGTG